CTGCCGACCACATTATGTGGGAGTTTGATTCAGCACCAACGCTTAAGGATATTGAAGATGCAATTCTTGCATCAAGAGAACGCTTAGGTGAAGATGTCAAGATGATTGTCTTGGACAACGCAGTTGATGTAACTATGGATGGACAAGATGAGTGGGGTGGATTGCGTACCCTTATGCGTGAACTTAAATGGTGGGCGCGTGAGACTGGTGCAGCAGTAATTGTTTGCCACCACACAAGTGAAGGTGTTGTTGGTAATCCTTGCCCGCCACGCTCTGCGTTGCACGGCAAAGTAGCACAAACTCCATCGTTAATCCTTACCATCCACGGGCAGTTAGCCTCTATGGGTGTAGCCGTAGTAAAGAATAGATATGGACCAGCAGATTCAATGGGTTCATCACCCATCTGGTTGTCCTATAACCCAGCAAGTATGTCTATCCTAGACATGCCTCAACCATAGGAGAAGCAATGAGTAATCAAGATTGGGAACTAAAGGTAGTAGAAAACGCTGGCGAAATTCCCGCAGAAGATTATCCCGAAGGTATTACTGTCCCCGTTAAGCCTTTACTTTTAGATATTAAGACACAACTAATGCTAGTACCTAAGCATTATGTATACACAGTGGGATGGAGAGCGTATGTTTGGCAGAAAAAAGAAGGCGGGGTTTTCAAAGACCTCAATGAAGCAGAGTACAACGAACTCGTTGAGCGAGGCGATGTCGCTTACACCAGAGAGACTGATGGAGATTCTGGAAGCAGCACCACTGTCGCCAGCAGTGAAGCAAGCGCTGATTAACGAACTGCCTGACTTTATAGAAACAGTAGATGAAAATGCTCGGCAGATATTTGACCCAAATCAGATATGGTTGGAGTCATTACAGTTTGCTGACTATGTAGGACAACTCGGTGAACATCTCCTTGAGAATCACGGCGATGAGTGCAGAGAAGATATAGCAAGTCAATTAACCGCTATGTCTATGGCTTGGAAGTTAATGGCAGAGAACGCAATGACCGTGCTTGATGAATCAAGTGGAACACTGGAGTTTAAAAATGCATAGTTCTAAAGAAACATTAACGGTAGCGTGGTGTGATAACGGTATGGTTGACGGCAAGTTTGCCGAAGGCTTGGTCTATACCATCGTAACTGCCTACTCAAAGAACATCTTGTTCAACAACGCAATGCGTGTGCAGGGTAATCAGATTGCACGCCAACGCCAAGCGTTGATTGACAAGTGGTATGACGAGGTTAAGACAGACTGGATTCTATGGGTTGACTCTGACATCGTGCTTACCCTTGATGTTATGAAGTTGATTTGGGATACGGCAGAGAAGCACAGCAAGCCTATCGTCTCTGGAGTTTACTTTATCTCCAAGCAGAACGAAGGCTCACTGATGCAGCCTATGCCCGTACTCTTTAACGAGACTGGCGACAAGCACATGATGACCTATATCCACCCACTGCCACAGAACCAAGTCATAAAGATTGACAACGCTGGTATGGGATTAGTGCTGATGCATCGCTCCGTTGTTACACAACTACGCGAGAAGTTCGGTGCTGATTGTTTCCTCTTTGCAGAGGGAGAAGATTCTGGCGAGAAGTTTATTGGTGAGGATGTGTCCTTCTTCCGTAAGGTTAAAGAGGTAGGCATCCCTGTCTATGCGCACACAGGTGCAACAGTCAAGCACATGAAACGATTTGCGTTTGATTCCAACTACTACAACTTGTACTGGGCAGCAGTCCAGCACGCGGAGAAACAAAATGGCGACACAGCAAGCGAGTAACAAGCGCAGAGGCGCAGCGTGGGAGATTGACCTAGCCGATGAGTTAGTCAATGAAGGATACGAGGCACAACGATTGCCACGGGCAGGGCGCAATGACATCGGAGATGTCTTTCTTAAGACAGTAAATGACACCTATGTTGTTGAGGCTAAGGCACCAAGGCGTGATGGTCGCATTGACCTGAGCGGGTGGTTGCGTGAGGCAGAGATTGAAGCAGAGAACTATCGCATCTCCAAGAACTTAACCCTTGCGCCTACGCCATTGGTAATTATCAAGGCATCCAACAAGGGAGTGATGGAGGCTTATGTAGTACAAAGGCTTAGTGATGCTCTTGCAAAACTCTAAACACGACATCGGTAAGGTATTAGAACACTATGGTTTCGAGATACCACACGGCAGAAAAGGCTGGATTACCGTGCGTTGTGCATTTCACGGTGATAGAGTTAAGTCTGCGCGTTTGAACTTAGACAATGGGGGCTTTCGTTGCTTCGGTTGTGATATGGCTGGAGATGTTTACTCCCTTATTATGAAGAAAGAAGGCGTTGGTTATGGCGAGGCTAAGCAAATCGCAGAGAGAATTACTGGAGAGAGCAACGGAGAACTACGAGCAAAGCCTAAGCGAAATTCTGCCGTATCTGGAGAGTCGCGGTATAACGGCGGAGACAGCGCGTATGTTCCGCCTCGGCTTCGTGGCGAATCCTGAGCCTGGGCATGAACCTTATGTCGGGCGACTTGCCATCCCTTACCTCACGCCAACTGGACCAGTTGACCTACGGTTCCGCAGTATCAATCAAGATGGTGCGCCTAAGTATATGTCAAGACCAGGTGCATCAACACACATCTACAATGTCAACGCGCTCTCATCGGATGGTGATGTACTCGCTATCTGTGAAGGTGAAATTGACACCATCATCGCCACACAAGCAGGCTTTGTAGCCGTTGGTTTGCCAGGTGCCAACAACTGGAAACCGTTTTACTCTCGCGTGCTTGCTGACTGGGACAAGGTGATGTTGTTTTGTGATGGTGATAATGCAGGGCGAGAGATGGCTAAGCAGATAACAAGAGAACTAGAAAATGTATTCCCAATTTTTATGCCTGATAACTGTGATGTTAACGATGTGTATCTATCCGAAGGAGCCGATGGGCTTCATAAAAGAGCGGGCGTTTAACAAGTGGCAAAGAACTCAAGTTTCGATTTAGACTTTGGGTACGGCAGAAAGGGTGAGAAGTTAGTAGAAGAACTCCTTACCGAAGGCAAGACAATAGAAGTAAAGAGAGATAGAAAATGGTGGGTTACCAACAACTTATACATTGAAGTTGAGTGTTGGTTTATGAAGTCCAAGTCGTGGGAAAAGTCTGGCATAATGGTTACCGAGGCAGCATACTGGGCTTTCGTACTAGAGAAGGGCGTACTTATGGTACCTACAACTCATGTACTTTATGCAATAAAAGAGTTTGGGCGTGAGATTACTTGCGATATTCCTCCCAATAAAAGTAAAGGTTATCTGATTACAGTAGATGACCTGCTAATGGCAATGAGGAAATTAAAAAATGAGTGATAACCAAGAGTTAGTTTGGGAACAGATATACAAGATAGCGCGTATGGCTGCGACAAGAAGTAATCGTATGCACCGCAACCTTGTAAGCGTTGATGACATCTATCAACACCTGTCTCTCTGGGCTTTAGAACACTGGCACAAGATAGAGGAGTGGAATACCGATGACTCTATGCCGTATAAATTGCGCAAGACTTTCAACAATGAGGCACAGAAGTTAGTTGCCAAGGAACGAGCAATCAAATCGCGCTCGCCTATGAGTGATAGTTTTTACTACACACCTGAGGTGTTGCACGAATTGTTGCGCGATGTCTGGTCGTACGAGGGCTGGGATAGCGCATCCGATATGTCCTCTGAGTTTGTATCTAAAAGCAGCAAGCCTGCCGAGGGCAACAATCGTTTGGCTTTACTCTCAGATGTTAAGCAAGGTCTTTCTGTCTTAAGTGAGGCTGACCAAGAGTTGTTACGCAATCGTTACTTTGATGGTGGTATGGAGTTCGATGACTTGTCTGTTCTGTATGAGGCGAGCGAAGAAGCGATGCGTAAGCGTGTTAAGCGTGCCATCATCAAGTTGCAAGATAGGTTGGGCGGAGAGCCACCTGTGTGGCGTTCTGGTAGAAGGCGGAAAAGTAATGCTCAAGCACAAGCAGAGTTAAAGGAGAACGAGTAATGATTATCGGACTAAGTGGATACGCGCAGTCAGGCAAGGACAGCACAGCAGAATTGTTATGTCTTAAGTACGGATACAAACGCCTTGCCTTTGCTGACTCTATGCGCCAAGCGCTGCTGATTATCAACCCTCAGTTGGATAGCATCACGCGTGTCTCTGACTTGGTAGAGGATTACGGTTGGGATTTAGCCAAACGGAATCCAGAAGTTCGCCGTCTATTACAAGTGCTAGGCACTGACTTTGCACGCAAGATGTTGGGTGATGATGTGTGGATTAACATCGCACTCTCAGGTATTAAGTCAGAAGATAAGATAGTTGTATCTGATGTGCGTTTTCCCAATGAGGCTGAGGCAATTAAGAAACTTGGCGGTACCGTGTGGCGTATCAACCGACACAACCATACTGCTGTTAATGGTCATACATCAGAGCGTGCGATGGATAACTATATGTTTAATTATGTTATCTATAATGATGGAACTCTTGCTGAGTTAAGCGATGAAGTCTTTGCGCTTGCTAAAGAATTGAATCTTAGTTCTTAATACATAAGAAAGCCCGCCAGAGACAGGAGAGAATCTAGCGGGCTTCGTTCTTATCGTATCACGAATAATGCTGCGGGTCTGCTATCGCTAACCCTAAAGTGTTGCGCATCTTGTGTCTCATAGGTGGTGTTGTGCCACCCCAGACCCCGTATCTTTCGTGGGCTAAGCCCCACTCCAAGCAAGCCTGCATCACTGGACAGTCGGCGCACATACGCTTGAACATACGCTCCTCATCACGGCTGAATAGTTCTTGCGGTGGATAAAACACATCGGTATCTATGCCTTTACAGATGGCACCTTCCCATAGTTGTGCGTTGTATCTTAAGACATAAGTAAGTAATCCCTTACCGTATCTATTCGTGCTTCCTTTTACTGCGATAACTCGGTGGTGTTTAGGCTTAAACAAATTCATTTCTTAATACCAACCCTTCGCTAAGTGGTGAGCGTATGCTCGGCATATACCCTTGCTGCCATATCTGTGTTTCACATAACGCAAGCCCGCATCCACCTGTTTGTAGCCGTCTTTCGTAGGCTTGACCTTGATATTTTTCCAAGTGCTGTTAAGTAACTGCGGTATTCCCATCGCACTAGACTTCTTGTTCTTTGCCTCTGGTCGCCAGTTGGACTCGCGCATCCACAATTCGTAGAGACAAGGGTATTGCTCAAGGTTATCTTGCTCTATCAACTTATCTATAGCATAGCGTTGGTAATCGTTCTGATAGTAAGCAATTACCTTGCCGTGTGGTGGCTTAACAAACTGTACTGCTGGCTCTTTAAAGATAAACAATAAGCCAAGTGTGATGGCGGTTACTATCCATAGCCTAGCGTGTGGGTGTATCTTTCGTGAGTCATTGCGCATTGTTCTCCAACTTTCTTTCGGCATCGGCTTGCAAGAAACTGTCTATTGCTTTTTCTTCTTGCTCTTTCTGTCTTAATGCACAAGGCGTACACTTCTCATACATATAGTTGAACACTCGCGGGTTGGTTACTACTGTGCCACAACCAAGACACTGCATCTCTATCACCGCCCATCACCGTGGACAATGGTGCCTTGCGTTGCTGCTGCCAGTTGACCGTAGAACTGTGCATCCTCATCCTCTAGCCAGTCAGGTGTCGTGATAAATCTATTCTCCGAGTCGAGCCAAGTGATGCTGAACCCATCGTGGTCATCCCAATGCAAGATAACTCGGTACTTAACTCCATCGTTAATGAAGTCAATGTCTTTATCGTAGGCGGTAACCGTTCTGATTACTGCGCCTATCTCGAACTTGTATCCCATTACCTTCTCCTTAAATTACCGTTGCAGAAATCGCATACATCGTAGTCGTTGTCTGTAGTCTCAAACATCCTCGCGCACTCAATGCACTCTTTAGTCATCTCCGTACATCTCCTCTAGCGTATCGTAAGGTGAGTCTGGTTCTGTATCTTGCTCGTCTTTACCGAGGGCTATGTCGTCTCCCTCTAGCCATTGCGGTTCACTCATTTGTTTCTCCTGTCTTAAGTAACATTGGGATATGTGGTAGTGGTGGCGTTGTGATTAGCAATTCTGTATAACTAATCTCTCCGCCCATAGTTTTGCGTGAGTAATTTGGCAGTTCATCGTAGTCAATTTCGCCTTCTCTAACCTGATTAAATAGACGGGCTGCCTCCTCCATCGTTGGTGCATCAAAGGACATCTTGCCGTAATCTTCTTCGTGATAATTAAATACATACCGTGCCATTACTTTTCTCCTGTCTTAAGTTTGTTTTCGTACTGTTCCATTATCCCGTGCCAGTAGTCAAAGTCTTGGTTATTCGTACTGGCGTTTCGTTGTTCTCTTGCTCGCTTAGCGAGGGTGCGTGTGGCTTTCATCTCTAGTGAGTTCATCCATACACAACCTCTCCAAGCACAGCCATCTGCAGCACAGCATCACCGCAGACTGCATCGTATTCATCAAAGTCAAACAAGTCCATATAAACTTCTTCGTTTGCTTTTGGTAGTGCCTCGGCAAGTTCCTCAATGCCGATAACTTTTTCTGTCTTAAGTAATGTAACCTCATCTATTACTACAAGTTTGACTTGACCGATATTTTCCCAGTCTGCATCACCGAGGTACTCAACTTCGTGCCAGTGCGTACCGAACGACTCAAAGGCTGAGCCGAACACCGCCTCCCACAACTCTTGCTTCTTGATAGCACGCGGGATGATAATCATTTCGTCTTGCTCGCTCATTTTTTTACCCCCATCTTGATGTGTCTTAAGTCATTAAGTTTTGCTGCAATTCCATCGGGTAGTGTGGTATCCCACATACCGTGGCTATCTATGATGGCTTTACCGACTGCGTAAAGCATCCAGTCAATTTCCTGGTCTGTAAACTCGGCGCTCATCGGTTACACCTCTTACATACCCAGCCTTTGACCTGATAGCGGTGGTGTTCGGTTGCCTCTTGGCAGTTGTTGCAGTTAAAGAGATGCACGGTTGGTGCATCGGTTGGGTCATCGTAGCGACTCATCTTATTCTCCTGTCTTAAGTAATAAGTCATCAAGAACCGACCCAAATGTTGAGTCGTTCTGTACTGTGTTCTCTACCATCTTTAGTGCCTCAATGCAGACCTTGAGTTGGTGCTGTGTAACTGTAATCACTTGCTTCTCCTGTCTAGTTGTGGTCTTGCGTGCCTTGCTTGGTCGTGAACCAGCGCCGACTTATCGGGGCAAGGCGTGCCTTGTTAGATGTACTTCTGTTTACATACAGGGCAGTAGAAATATCCGTAGAACAAGTTGTACATCAACTTTTCGTTGCACTTATTACAGTCGGGGAATTCCCCTATTGCTTTCTCGTACTCCCAGGAACGACTGGTCATAACTATCTCCTGTCTTAAGTAGAAAGGGCTTGTTCCCTTTCTGCCTCTATTTAGTTGTGATGTAACCATCTCACGCTCGGCTATCGTAAGTCAAGCATTTCCGATGTGATGTTAATCACACCCTGCTTAGACTCAATGTGATATTTATCACACCTAACCGTCAAGTAAAGGTTTAGGGTTTGCATTTCTGTCTTAATACCGAGGGTATCCATCGGGACACCCAACTTGGTCAACCAAGCACGACTCAGGAATATCCCACACGCCCAGCGCTGCCGATACTCCATAAATTGCAATTAGTATTAAGACATAAATAACTATGGCTCGCACGCGCTTGCCTCGTCTATTAAGTTTAATCATTGCAGTCCCCCCAACATTTGCAGCAGACATCTTTTAACTCGGTAACGGATGAGTGAGTCGGCTCACCTCCGCACATCCAGCACTCTTGCTTGCTCATCGCTTGTACTCCTTCGCGTGTTGGCAGGTGGATAGTGGGATAAGGCAGTCTCCGCAGATAGTCTGCATTTCGCAGGCGTGTTGCGGTTTCCTGTTATCGCACATACACCAGTTATGCGTGGTAATTTCTGTCTTAAGACTCATTGCTCAAACCAACTTCCCGTTGCGGGGTCATAAACATTTTCTATAATCTCCCAGTCGCACTCATCCCAAGAGAGTACATCTGCCATAACATCGCCGATGCGGTCTATAAATTCGTTCATAATTTTTTCGGCGTGTTCTTTATTTTTAGCCTCAATTCTCCCCATTGTGATGGATAAATCGGTGGAATAGTACGGGGCAAGCATCGGGTCTTTGCTTTTTTTACTCATTAGTTCGTCTCCCAGTCGGTTGAAAGTGTGCGGATTTCGGTGATGTAGGCGCGGTTATACTGTAGGTATTCCAGCAATTCTTGGTGATTTTCAAACTCCATCGTGCCTGTAAAGCCGTCAAACTCACGCTCGGCACGCTTTACGATGTAGAATTTAAGCATTTATTCTCCTGTCTTAATACATAGGGCAAGTATCTCCTGCCTTATGTCGCGCCCTAATAGTCTCTCGCTGACCGCGCACTCGTCAAGTGTTTAGGGCTGTGATATTCATCACACTTCTGTCTTAAGTCCTAACTCCGTGAGTTCATCTAGTAATTGCTCCAAACTAGCAGCCCAGTCGTAGTCTTTCTCCGCCCAAGTTGGCTTAAATAAACTAGAATTTTCATCGGTGAACATCAAGTCGTAGCCCGTCTCGGCGTTCCAAAATAATCTAACGATGTGCTGCTCCCCTTCCCGCTCAAAGGTGATGTCTTTAGTCCAGCCCGTAACCTGTTTATCCGATGCAAGAATTTTTACTTCGCTCATTACGCCACCTCCTGCTCTGTCTTAAGTCCGATGTAATGGCGGGCGATGCGGTCAAAGGTTGTCGAACCTAAGCCGATGAGCATCTGAGAGATGAGCAAAGCGCCCGCTTCGTGTCCATTTTCGCGCTCGCGTTCTACAACTTGCGAGATGTAAGTCTCGAACTGTTCGCGTAACTTGTCCGATAGTCCCGACATATTACCCGCTAGTAACTCGGACATTTCCATAACTTCGTGATAACTGTCTGAGTCGTTATCTACTACAAGGGTGTAGTCATTGGCGAACTGGTCGGCAACGGCTGCCAACTTCTGGCGCTCGTTCATTGTGTTAAGCATATCGTCAAACATTTTTATTCTCCTGTCTTAATACCGACTCCGAGGCTGTCCCGTTGTCGTTCTTGCGTGATGTAACTGTCTCACCTCGCGCCTTGCTTGTCTAGCATTTCGCGGTGTGATGTTAATCACATCGTACCCCGCTGAGTTATGAACTCGTAGCCTGTAGCGCGGGGCTGTCTTATGTCTTAAGACTTAACCTCCTGAGTCATCTGGCGCAGCATCCAAGCGAGAGAGTCAAGTCTCCCTTGCCAGTATCCGTAAGTGTTAGGCTCGCCGATATTCTCGGTCATCTTGGTAAATATGAATTCTGCTTCTGCTTCTATTTTCTCGCGTGTCATTTTCTGTCTCCTGTCTTAAGTCATAAGCGGGAACCTTTCCCACTTATTCGCGGGGAATTCTCCCCACTAGCGCCCCCGTCAGTCGTAAACTGTCGCCGATTAAATCGGGCGGGGGCTGAGGCTTTACGCCTCGGCGAACTTAGACCCGCACTCTTGGCACTCCACCCCGCTTTCAAGCACGCTCTTACTTGTGCGGATGATATTCTCGCAGTCGCAGGTTGCTTTTATTAGGTTGGTGTTACGGCTCTTAGGCTTCGCCTTATCTTGTGAAATGGCGGTGATTTCAAGGGCTGCCTCGATTACCTTGTGAGCCTTAGCCCATCGCTTAAGACCGAATTCGGTCATTTCAGTCCACGCGTGTCCCTTGCCTTTCACTTCCACTGTCTTAAGACCTAAACTCTCGGCGCGGGATTTAAATTTCGCGTTATGGTACTGGTTCGCGCTGCAGTCTTTTATTCCCTCGGCGTGGTTCATAGAGTGAGAGATTTCGTGCAGTAACACATTAAGCACGAATTCGCTGCCCTTGGCGAACATCTCGGCGGTAAAAGCGATTTCGTTAAAGCCCTCGCCGTTTACTTGCCAAGGTTGGTACTGTGTGAAATGCGCCCACTTGCCTTTCATATCGCGGGTGATAAGGATGGTAGCGCGGGGCGCTCCTGTCTCCTCCTTAATCATATCGTGCGCCTTGGTTAGCGCCTTAAGGATAGGGCTAAGGCTTTCGCCTTGTGTTGCTTGTGCTGCTTGTGCTTGTGCTTTCATTTCGTGTCTCCCGTCTTATCGCCTTGGTTGGCTTAAGTCAGAAGATACGCGCCCCGCTTGAGCGGTGTCAATAACCGCCCGCGCTTGTGTCGTGTGATGTTCATCACATCCCGCGATGTGTGCGTGTGTCTCACATAGTGAGATGGCAAGTACAAGCGCCCCCGCTGCATCGCCCCCGCCCCCCGCGCTATGTGTAAGGGGTAAGAGTTAAACGCCTTTGAAGTGATAGCCCGCTCACATCGCTAGTTCTCGCATCGCATCGCATCGGCTTTGCATTGTTCTTGTAAGTAGATGAGTCATTGCAGGGTCTGCCTGACCCCAGGGTTGTTAAATGCGCTGTATATGTGTATATGTGTATGTACCCACATAACTTTGATAGTCCTCGTTATGGGGCGCTGAGCAGGGCTTTTACCTTTGGCTAAAAGATTTTAAAAATACTTTGAAAAAAAGTGTCCAATAAGGTGTCTCTGGACACCTATAGTATAGTGAGGGGCGTAAATAATGTAGCCCCTCTGCTTACTAGCAACCAGCCCTAAGGCTGGTACCCTAATAAACGCCCTAACCTACGGCTTCCGCCTTAGGGCTACAGCCTACGGTTAGGAAAGAGAGTTTGGCGAAACGCTCCTAAAAGGTCGCGTTTCTGCTACATGCCTATGGAAAGAAAAAGAACGACTGCCGCATCCCATAAGTCGGATGCCATCAAGAAGCAAGTTATAGATTTTCTTATGCAGGGGTACTCTGTACAAAAAGCGATGGATGCCGTGGGTCGAAGTGTAAAGACCTACGAGTATTACCGTAAGACAGACCCCTCCTTTGCACTAGGAGTTGACAAGGTACGGTCTATGACCGCCCGTGGGGACATCAATAGCCCCCGCGAGGAAGTGCCTCCTTTTGCGGAGTTTTCTAGCAAGTATCTAGGCACTGATGTCTATCCACATCAACGACATTGGATTGACTTATTAGAATCCCGACCTCCCGTTGATGTGCATCCTTCCATCATATTTGAGCCTGGCGACCCAGACCTACTGATTGTTAATACCCCACCAGAGCATGCTAAGTCCACGACCATCACGGTCAACTATGCACTCTACGAGATTTGCCGTAACCCAAACATAAGAATCATCATCGTGTCTAAGACACAGGCTATGGCGCAAAAGTTCCTGCTCTCCATAAAGAACCGTTTAACTCATCCTAAGTACCAAGACCTCCACCTGGCATTTGGTCCACCTGGGGGCTTTGAAAAGAATTCGGATTCGTGGAAGCAGGACTTAATTTACTTGTCCTCCGAGGCAAGAGACTCAGGCGAAAAAGACCCAACGGTTCAGGCTATTGGTGTTCGTGGTCATATCTACGGTGCGCGTGCTGACTTAATCATCATGGATGACTGTGTTGACCATACCAACGCCCATGAGTATGAAAAGCAGATTGACTGGATTCAGTCAGAAGTTATGTCCCGTATTGACCAAGACGGAGGTAAGTTGTTGGTCGTAGGCACTCGCCTTCGCCCAAAGGATTTATATTCTGAATTACGCGACCCTATGCGTTACCCAGATGAGACTTCCCCTTGGACATACTTTGCACAACCTGCAGTATTAGAATTTGACGAGGACCCAAACAAATGGGTAACTCTCTGGGCAAAGACCAATATGCCACCTGTCAGTGGCAGAGGTATCCCAGATGAAAATGGTTTATACGATAAATGGACTGGACCTGCTCTTGCAAAAAAGCGTGGTCGTATGTCGCCCAATCTTTGGGCAATGGTTTATCAGCAGCAGCAAGTCCATGAGGACTCTGCCTTCCCTGGCGCTGCAGTAAAGGGTGTCATCAATGGCGCTCGCAATATCGGCATTATCCCCAAGGGTAAGGCTGGTAACAGAACTAACGGTATGGATGGCTTGATTGTTATGGCTGGTCTTGACCCTGCAGGTTCTGGGTTTACTGCAGCCGTATGTATCGGCTTAGACATCTCAACTCAAAAACGATATATCTTGGATGTGTCCAACCAGCCAGGCATGAAGCCTGATGCTATTCGTTCCTTGATTAAGGACTGGACAGACAAGTACCGAGTTTCTGAGTGGCGAGTTGAAAAAAATGCTTTTCAAACGATGTTAACTCAGGACCGAGAGGTTCGGGAATACCTCACAAGTAAGGGTGCAACACTTAAAGAACATCATACAGGAAACAATAAATGGGATGCAGACTTTGGTGTTGCATCACTTACTACCCTGTTTCACGATTATGAAGATGGTAACGCCCTAATTGAATTTCCATCAACGCATCAATCCGAAGGTTTAAAGGCTTTGATTGAGCAGTTGATTACTTGGTACCCAGATGCGCCTAAGTCTCAAAAGACCGACTGCGTGATGGCGCTATGGTTCGTTGAACTAGCGTGCCGAGACAGAATTACATCAACACAGTCGTACTCAAGAAGGCACGGCAACTACAGCATATTTCAAACGAAGTATGACCGTCAACAACAGACTTACATAAATCTGGATGAACTAGAGGATATGTACGCATAGAAAAGGAGGTGGATGTGGCTTACTCGATTGAGGACATCAAAGAGAACTATGACCGCTACCGCCGTATTTACGCCGAGCGCGACTCGCGCATGCAGAAGGTTCTGCTTGTTCGTAAAGGTTTAATGCGTGATGTATACCCAGACTTATTCCCAGACGGTCCTTTCTCGGACCCAATCGTTGCGAATATGGTTGACATTGCCGCCCGCGATACCTCAGAGGTTATCTCTCCACTTCCAGCATTTAACTGTAACTCACCATCTATGGTGTCAGAGACTGCTCGCAAGAAGGCAGACAAGCGTGAAGAAATTGTTAACGCTATTGTTGACTTCTCAGACTTGCAAACTCAGATGTTTACTGCAGCCGATAGGTATGTAACCTACGGATTTGTACCTGCACAGATTGAAATTGATTACGATGCCAAGATGCCTCGTATCCATTTCATTGATTCAACAGGTTGCTACCCAGTAATGGACCGCTTTGGTCGTGTGCTTATGTTCTTCCAGCGCATGCAAAAGCCAACAGCAGAGTTGATGGCTGAGTATCCAGAGTTAGCGCATTTGATTTATGACAAAGATAATCCTTCAACTATGTCTGAGATTGTCCGTTACCACGATAAAGACCAGGATGTTATATTCCTACCTAACCGCCATGACTTGGTGCTTGCTCGCAGCAAGAATCCAATCGGCAAGGTTTTAATTCGCGTTATTGAACGACCATCACTTGATGGTGAAAGCCGTGGACAGTTTGATGATGTGCTTGCAATTCAGGTTGCAAAGGCACGCTATGCCCTCCTTTCTCTTGAGGCGGCAACTAAATCAGTACAAGCCCCAATCGCAATGGGCAGAAATGACCAGGAGTTAGCCCTTGGACCAGATGCAATTATTCGTTCTGAACGCCCTTCCGAAATTCGCAGAATACCGTTGGAAATACCTCAAGGTGCTTTTGCGCAACAGCAAGTGCTTGAAGGAGAACTGCGCTTAGGCAGCCGTTATCCAGAGTCACGCACAGGTAACATTGATGCTTCTATCGTTACAGGTCGTGGTGTGCAGGCTCTTATGGGTGGATTTGATACCCAAGTTAAGACAGCACACGCAATGTTTGCCCGCGCATTTGTTGACTTAATGGGATTAGCCCTAGAAGTTGATGAAAAAGTATTTGGTACAGAAACAAAAGACATCAAGGGTAACCGTAATGGCGTACCTTATGCGATTAAGTACAACCCAGCCAAAGATATTAACGGCGATTACACCGTAGATGTTCAATATGGTTTGATGGCAGGACTCGACCCTAACCGCGCATTGGTATTTGGACTACAAGCACGCGGCGATAAGTTGATTTCACGCGACTTCCTACGCCGTCAGATGCCATTTTCTTTCAATGCTTCACAAGAAGAAGAAAAGGTTGACACCGAGGAACTGCGCGATGCTATGAAGCAAGCGATTGCATCATACGCACAAGCAATTCCCGCACTTGCATCCCAAGGTCAAGACCCTTCTGACATTTTGTACAAACTTTCATCCGTTATCAACGCACGCCAAAAGGGAACTTCAATCGAAGTTGCAGTTTCAGAGGCGTTTGCTCCAGTTGAGCAACCAGCACCAGCGATGCCTGAGCAGATGGGTCCAGAAATGGGCATGCCAGGGCAACCAGGTGCAGGTGGTGGATTACCAGAAGGCTTAAGTGCTACTGGTCGTATGGTTGGTGTGGCACCAGGACAGATAGCCCCAGGTGGTAGACCAGATGTTCAATCATTACTCGCAGGATTAACACAAAGAGGGGAGCCTAATTTACAGGCTTCACTAATCCGCCGTACACCAGCCTAAGGAGGTGAAAGAAATATGAAGATGATGAAAAAGAAAGTCGCTAATCAAGGTACAGCAGGCAAGGCGTACCAGCAACCAGCCCGTAAGGATGGTGTGCCACGCGCAATGTCAGCAGCGAAGGGTTCAACAGCGTTTGCTAAGCAACCTGGAGGAACTAAGGGTTCAAAGAACAAGTAATTTGTAAACCTGAGCAAGTTTAAAAACTGCTCACCAAATTTTAATTAGTCGCTCTTATAGCGAAGGGAAATAGAAATGGCAGAACCAGCAGCAACAAACTTCGGAGTATCCGCAACAGGCGGTGCAGGCAGTGCAGGACAACCAGCACAGTACACACCTGGTATGGATAATGGTGGCGATTTCTACGAACTTCAAACAGCGGCAAAAATGAACAAGTCAGGCGTTAATCTCAAAGCATCAAGTCCTAGTATGCGTAGTGCTGCTGATTCAGACATTGTTCCGATTGATGCGCCCACACTCTACCCAGAAGAAGGTGTAGATACTGGTGCTGCTCTTGGACCAAGCGCTGGCGAAGAAGTAATGGCTGCACCTTCAATGCTTAGGGCGCAAAACGATGAGGATATTGCTAAGTTAACTGCATATCTTCCTGTATATGCCCGCATTGCAGAGTCACCAAATGCCACAAATGCAACCCGTAACTTCTACCGCTATATGCGTAGCAGAGTGCAGGGATAATGGCTTGGTATGATTCCGTAGGGAAGATGGCGAAGTCAGTAGTTGACTTCACTGGAATTCCTGGCTTAATACACGATATTTCAACCGCTGGTTCAAATGATGACCCGTGGTATGTAGATGGTATCAATCTTGTTAAAGATACTGTTAAGATTGCAACTACTCCAGTTCGTGGAGCCGTCAAAGGTTTGCTTGCATTAGGTCAAGAGTCCTATGAATTGGGTGGCAAGGTACGCCGTGAAGGTGTAGATGTACTTCTCAGTAATCCTTTTATGTACAACAAGTACAAAACCGAAGGTGAGTCTTACTCAGACTACACAACTCGCGTAGATAGAGAGAAAGAAAACATCTCTCTAGGTCAAGCAACACTTGGCGCTATCTCTCCAGGCAAGAACGCAGGAGATAACAGCGGATGGTTTGCTGACTGGACTGACAATAACTTTAGATTTCTGTCATCTGGCTTTGATTTATTCAACGCGGAAGATAGAGAAATTGCTTTTAATGACCAGTACACAGGCAAGTTTATCTCTGGTATCCAGGATGTTGTTGCCTCAACTATCATTGACCCACTGACATTTACAGGTTTCTTGGGCAAAGGCGCAGTAATTGCAGCCAAAGCACCGATGCTTGAGAACATCAATGGTCGTACAGCCCGTGCAGTCTTTGGTAAATTCGCTATGACCAATGACCGTTTGGATGGATTGCTTACTAAAGCCCTTGATGGCAAGGGTGAAGCGGTAGCAGATATTAAGTTTCTTGCAGAAAGCGATGCTAAAACACAGTACGCTTACTGGAAAAAGAAGAAGGTAACTAACCCAGATGCCTTGGCTTACATCTTTGGTAAGGCTAGAACAGACGAAGAAGTAGTTGATACCTTCCGCGCAGTTATGCTTAAGGACACATCAGCCCTTGCTAAGCGTGCTGAGGCTGACCCAGATGTAGCACTTGCTCTTGATGCAATGCAGGATGTACCACATCCACATCGCCAAGCCCTTGAAGGTAAATTAGATGGCGATATACTTGTCTCTGAACCTTACAACAGTGCGCTAGGTAAGCATGTTCAGTCACTTGCAACAGATGATTTCCGTTATCGCGCTGCACTTGAGACTGCATCAACTGGTGGACAACTTAAGTACGGATTTAGCCGTGGACCTTTTGCTGGTAAGTTGGCTGAGAAGTCACTTAAGCAGGCTAAGGAAACATTTGGCTCACCTGAGGTATTTACATTTGAGCGCAGTGCGCTTCATCCAATTATCAAGGTAGTTAACTTCGTCAA